TTCAATTCTAGAACGATCACTAATACAATCAAAACACCTCAAGATACTAACCAGAGTCGAACTCTAACCAGTACCCTACACAACAATGTCAAATCTACTCACTCTAACGAAGCTTTCCAGGCACGACCCTAGAATGAAAGGCAAACTTAGACTCTTCCACCATACGAAGAATCTCGCCCTCATCGAGTCTACCGCAAAGATCGTCAGAAAGGCCATACACATGGAGTGCCCTCCTGCTTTAGCAGAAGAAGCCATTCATGGTTACCGCCGAGCCGATGGAACAGATGAACAAGCTGAAGTCGACTTTCACAAGACCGACCAGCCCTACCATCCTGTACCGAGAGACTATCATTACAGAAGAGCTTTACGCGTCTGTGAGAAGTTATTTCGACCGTCGAAAAGATTATTGCCCATCAGTTTTCCTGATCTAAGGTATTACCCTTGGACGTTAAACGTATCCGCAGAAGCACCTTTCACAGGTAGCAAGAAGTGGGACACTCATCTCAGACAGCAACAGTCCGAAGGAAGAGTTGAAAATGCAAGACCGACATTTCACAACCTGTACAACGAGATTTTCCACCAAAACCGTTATCACATTCACAAAATCAAGAATGGATTAGCACCTTTTTGGGACAAGGAACACGAGCCTCAACCGTATTTATATTCTACATTGCATACGCGAGCGCATCTCACCCGTACCGGTAAACCCGACAAGAACCGAGCTGTATTCGGAGTACCTAAGCTATTATTAATGGCAGAAAACATGTTCATTTGGCCCTTACAAAAGGAGTACCTTAACAAGAACGTTGATTCGCCAATGCTATGGGGCTTTGAAACATTCAAAGGAGGTTGGATGAAACTATGGAACAAACTAAGTAAGAGACACTTCAACGGAGTGATATCTTCAGATTGGTCCGGTTTTGACCACCGCGCTTTACACGAAGTCATCGATGACGTACACACAATGTGGCGATCATGGTTCGATTTCAATCTTGGCTACGAACCTAGTAAATCAGACACTCACGACTACTCGAAGACTGAAACTAAGGAATGGAAGATCCAGAACCTATGGGATTGGATGACGAACGCCGTCAAACACACCCCTATCTTAGGTCAATCCGGAACCTTCTACCAATGGCTTTTCAACGGAATAGCATCAGGATATCAACAAACCCAACTTCTTGATTCTTTCGTTAACGCCATCTACATCCTCACCTGTCTAAGTGCGCTTGGCATCAATATTGAAGCCGACGACTTTGCAATTTACGTGCAAGGAGACGATAATTTATCTGTCTTTGCAGAAAGAGTACTTCACTCAAACAAGGAAGTCTTCATCAGTAATCTTGCAACCCAGGCAAAACAGAGGTTTAACGCTGTTCTTTCAACATCAAAAACTACTTATGGAACCTCACTCAATGAAGTAGAAATCCTAAGTTACAAGAACACAAACGGCATCGCATACCGTGACGAGTCCGAACTACTCGCGAAATTGCTTTATCCAGAGAGACCCCGCACCTACGGAGCCCTTGCCTCAGCATCAATTGGCATAGCTTCAGCCGCGATGGGAAACTCACAATATGTGTATAATACGTGTCGCAACGTGTTTAACTTTATCGTTAATGATCTAGGAATAGAACCAGCTACCGATCCAAACGAGAAAGCACATATAGCAACGCACAAGTCAGCAATAGTTGAACTCACCCAACTCAAGAAGATTACCTTCCCGTCTTTCGACGAGACCTTTTCTTTGAACTTCGACTACAGTACCCGTACTGACGCAGACAAACAACGCTTATGGCCGACTAAACCGACCGGAAATGGATTCCATTTTCTACGCAATTAACGTGATCCAGA